GACGTCATGGCCCTCGGCCTCAAGCATGGCCTGGTCCTCAAGGCGACGGACACCGCCGGCATGCGCTTGGAGATCATCACCGAGCTCGCCAAGAAGCCCGAGCTCAAGAAGGTCTTCGATGCCATGCTCCCGGACCTCACCAAGGCGGAGGATGGTCAGGTCAAGCTGGCCCTCACCGCGGTCGATGCTATGGGCGGCTTGGCACCGGTCAAGGCCAAGGCGCATGATGCGCTTGGGAAGGCCCTCGCGGGCAAAGACCCCAAGGTCGAAGCCCAGGCGGCAGACGCCGATGGCGACGGCCGCCAGCAATCCATCATCCAAAGCGCGAACGCCTGGAAGCGCCCGACGCTGAGCAGATAACACCAACAAGGAGAAATGAGCATGTCCATCAGCATCAATGAGGTCGGCGGCCTGATGCGGCCCCGTGGCTTCAACGGCCAGACCTCGCGTCTGACCGAGACCATCATCGACAGCCTCGTGTCGAGTGACCCGGTTGACATCCAGTTCGGCTCCCTCGTGGGCCGTGACCCCGCCCAACCCAAGTGCCTGCGTACCGCGCACTACTCGGACGAGCTCCTGGGCCCGGTGCACCGGGACCCCGTCCCGGCGCCTGCGAACAGTGACGGCACCGTCACCTTCAAGCAGTACGCCTCGGTGCCGTTCATGCGCCTGGGCTACATGAACCTGACGCCCATCGAGAACGTGAACGCCGGTGACGGCCTCGTGGCTGTCTTCGATGGCAGCTCGAGGCTCTTCACCGGGTTCGGCTCGACGGTAACCCCCATCGACGGCAACCGTCGTCTCGTCACGGGCAGCAAGTGGGAGACCACGACTGCCGCCAATGCGTCGGAACCAGGTGAAGTCAGTTGCGGCTTCAGCCAGGCTGTCAATTACGTCACCTACTAGTCGGCCACCCAACCCTCAAACGAGCAACAGGAGAATAGCTATCATGATGAAGAAGATTCAAGCCATGGACTCGGGTGGCCGCCTGGTCGACGCCCAGGTGGACGAGCTCCGCCATCGCGCCTTCGATCAGATGGTGCAGGCCACGCCACAACTGCACATCAACCCATTCGGGGTCGGCGCCATGGATGCAGGCGAAGCGATGAGCTTCCTCGTGTCTCAGTTGGCGTACACGGAACCGGAGGTGTTCAAGAAGATGTACACCCCGACCCAGGCCGAGCTGTTCATTCCGCAGAAGTTCGACGCGGGCGAGGCTGTGGACACCATCCGCTACGAGGTGATGGACTACGTCGGTGACACCGACGACGAGTCGCCCAAGGCCAACGCGACACCCACCGTGGACGTGGCGTATGCCCAGGTCGACTTCGGTGTCCGGTCCGGCCAGATCGGCTACGAGTACTCGCAGCATGACCTGCGGGTGACGGCCTTCCTGCGCAAGCCCCTGCCCGAGGCCAAGTTGGCTGCGGCCATTGACGTATACAAGCGCCGCATGAACAAGGTCGGCCTCTTCGGCCGGTCGGAGTACGGCCTCTACGGCCTCGCCAACAACGGCATCGTTCCCGTGGGGACTCTGCCCTACGGTCACTGGACCGGCACCACCGACACGGATCAGATGCTGGCCGACATGAACTACCTGCTTTATCTGACGTGGATCGGGAGCTCCAACAACGAGGTCGCCAACCAGATCATCCTGCCTCCCAGGGCCTACACCCTGGCGCAGCAACGGCGTCTGCCCAACACTCAGGTCACCGTCCTGAAGTTCTTCCTCGAGAACAACCTGGCCGTGGATCGTGGTGGTTCGGTCGACGTTGACCCTGGCTACGGCTTCGACACGGCCGGCTTCAGTGGCCAGGCACGCGCGATGGCGTACGTCAAGGATGACCGCCACGTCGTCCAGCACATCCCCCTACCGTTGCGCTTCTTGGCGCCACAGCCCGAGGGAGTCATGATCAAGATTCCTGGCGAGTACCGCTACTGTGGCACGCACATCAGGTACATCAACAGCGCCGTGTACGTGGACGGCGTCGTCTAGGCGACCAACAGCAACCATAAGGAGGACCCACCATGAAACTAGAAAACACCACAGACCACGCCATCCTGCTCCCCATCGGAAAGGACAACGAAGTCTTGAACATACCACGCGCCGTCAAGCAGAAGGTCAAGAACGAGAAGACCGGCGATGACCGGCTGGTCGTGACCAACGGCGTGGCGGAGATCGACGATGCGGTGCTAGCCAAGCTCCGTGAGAATCCGAGTGTCGCTCGCTACTTCACCGACGGCCACCTCAAGGTTGTCGGGTCAGGTCCTCCGCCCGCCTCAAAAGTGAAGTAGCGGCGACGCTCACTATTCGAGACTAGCCATGAATGCCTCAGACGTAAAAACCACCCTTCCCGAGCTCATCGCGGTTCCCGACGATGTGGTGCAACAGCACCTCACCGCTGCGGACCCGTTCTTCGAGCCATCGGTGTGGGGTAGCTTCTACGCCAGGGGTCTCTGCAACTTCGTGGCTCACAACATCGTTATGGAACTGGTGCGCGCTGGGTGGAAGGGTCTCACCCAGGCGGAGACGTCGGCTCAGGGCGTGACCTCGAAGTCCATCTCAGGCGCGGTGTCATGGTCCATCGACAGTTCAGTGCTACAGCTTCAGATGAAAGACCCGATCTACAAGACGACTTATGGCCAGGAGTACGCGTATCTACGTGACTTCGTTGGCATGGGTGGGGTGGTAGTCTGATGGACTTTCACGACCTCATCTACGATGACGAGCTTGGCGGCAAGAGTTTCGTGCGACGCCGCCCGGTCGTGACCGAGGTCACGGGTGGTGAGGGTGAGACCACTACCACTTACCCCACTGACCTGCCCCTCATCGGAGCGGTAGCACCGGTCAAGACGGCAGACGCTGCATGGCTTCCTGAGGGGGTGCGTCTCGATGACGTAAGCTGGTTTGTTTGTGAGGAGGAGCTCCGGTCGGGTGATGGTAAGACCACCTTACCGGATCTCATCGTCTACAACGGTGTCACCTACCAGGCACTGAAGGCCAAGGACCTGTCGCCGTGGAGTGTGTACATGGTTCTGGCGCAGAGGATGGCCGTATGAGCCTCCGCATCATCGAGAATACCACGGAGAAGGGCCTCAAAGCCCTAGCCGCGCGGCTCAAAGCGGGTGAGTTCTACGTCAAGGTCGGCGTGCCTGACGACCCGGCCGTGAACGAGGCTGGCGAACCCAGCAAGGAGGTCACCCTTGGTGACACCGCCCGCTGGCTCGAGTTCGGTACCGATACCGCGCCGGAGCGGCCTATCTTTAGGAACGGCATTCGCAAGAACATCAAAGAGCTTCAGCGGCTGGGCAGGGTGAACCTCATGCTCATCGCGCAGGGCCAGATGACCACCGACCGCGCGCTGGGTCTCATGGGTGCCACCGTCGCGGGTCGTATCAAGCAGGAGTTTGGGTCCTCGGACCTGGCACCAAACAAGCAGTCGACCATCGACCGCAAGGGCTCGAGCAAGCCGGGCATCGACACCGCCCAGACTAAGAACAGTGTCACGTGGGAGGTCATCGGCCATGTCTGAGCCCCGCGACTATATGTCTGCGGTGAACTGGCTGGTCCGCCGCCTCTGTCGGGAGACGCTTGACACTCAGGTGGGGTACTTCAAACCTGCACGCCAGCGCCGAGCGACCGGTACAACCACCTATGACTTCGCCACGGTGGGCATCACTAGCAGCGACCTGGTGTCCATCGATATCCGCCGGTTCAACGCGGACAATCCGCGGGTCTACGGCTACGTGCCGGCCTACGCGGAGCTGGTCGAGCTGGCGGACCCTATTGACCAGTTCACGGCCTCGATCAACTTCTATCGGTCGGGCGAGGCGGACCCCGCGGGCCTGCCGGTAGCCGTGGCCCAGACCATGAGCCGGGCCCGCACCCTAGTCAAGCTGCTCGAGACCTCCGAGGCTGCGGAGCGTATGCGCGGGTACGGGCTGGGATACATCACAGCGAGCCAGTGCCGTGACCTATCAGCCACGGTGGACGGCAACTATGAGGACCGCACCCAGGTCGACTTGGAGTTCTACGTGTCCGACCCAGTGGTCATCGGCGTGAACGCCTTCGCCGAAGCTGACCTCGAGATCAAGTTTCAGACAAGCACCGGTTTGACAACCACCCATGCTGAGGTGACCACATGAGCACAGTTCCTGTTTCGCGCATCGTCAATGTGACCGTCCTCGTCGCCGCAGCCGCGCCTGCCGCTCCTACCTTCTCGCGCGGCCTTTGCGTAGGGAGCTCGGCGCGTCTGCCGGTATACGACCGGTTGCGTCTCTACAACGACGTCGATGGCGTCGGCGCAGACTTCCAGACGACGGACGAGGAGTACAAGTTCGCGCAGGTGTACTTCGCGCAGAGCCCCGCCCCCAAGGAGCTGATGATCGGCCGCCGGCTCACCGCCGCGTCGGCAGGCAGCCTCCGATCTGGCGTGTCGAGCGACACCTTAACCGACTTCACCGCCATCACCCATGGCGGATTTGACATCAATGTGGACGGCACCAATTACCCCATCTCTGCGCTCGACCTTCACACGGCGGGAACCCTCTCAGCGGTCGCGACGCTCATCCAGACGGCGTTGAACGCCGCGCTTACTGGAACCACCTGCATCTACGACGGTACGAACTTCGTCGTGACGTCTCCCACTACCGGCGCGAGCAGCGTGGTTGGGTACGCTATCCCGCCCTCGACCGTGACGGATCCGGTGCAGACAGACCTCTCGACGCTGCTTGGTCTGACGGTCACGGCCGGTGCGACGCGAGCTCAGGGCGCGGCCATTGAAACCGTGACCGCGAGCCTCGACGCGCTCCAGCGGGTGGACGGTTCGTGGTACGGATTCCACCTGACTAAGGAGGTGGACGACGACGACAAGAAGGATGCCTCGCTCTGGGCGGAGGGGTCGGAGAAGTTCCACTTCTGCACATCGTCCGACGCGCCGATCATCGACGCCACCAGCACGACAGACTTGGCGAGCTTCCTGAAGGGGGCGCAGTACACCCACACACTCCTCCAGTTCAGCACGACGAACGACTATGCCGCAGCCTCTGCCATGGCACGTGGGCTCCAGGTGAACTTCGACCAGATCAACTCCACCATCGTCCTCATGTTCAAGCAAGAGCCTGGTGTCTTGCCAGAAAACCTCGACGCCACGCAGTACGCAACGTTGGACACGAAGCGGGTTAACTACCTGGCGACGGTTTCCAACGGCTTCATCATGCTGTTCAATGGCATCACGCCGTCGGGCCGCTACTTCGATGAAGTCATGGGTCTCGACTGGTTCAAAGCGGACATGGCCAACGCGGTCTTTACCGCTCTGGCCACCACCCCCACTAAGGTCGTGCAGACTGACAAGGGTGTTGAGATACTCTTGGGTGGGGCGAGCACGACCTGCGAGAAGGCGGTCCGCAACCGGCTGGCGGCGCCAGGAACCTGGACCCACGACGGGTTCGGGGCCCTGTCCAACGGCGACCTGCTGCCTCTGGGCTACTACCTCTATGCCGACCCGGTGTCGTCGCAGAGCGACGCGGACAAGGCAGCCCGCAAGGCCCCACCGATCCAGGTGGCTCTGGTTGGTGCGGGCGCCTTCCAGGGTGTCGACATCGTCGTCAACTTCCAACGATAAAAGGAGCATGAACCATGCGAGTCTACTCATTCAGGGACGTGACGGCAGTCATCGATGCCGAGCACGAGGTTACGGGATACGCGTCTGGTGACGACGTCATCACGGCTGACCGTAACGTCGACTCTGCCTCAGCCACCATCGGCGCTGCCGGCGAGATGATGCTGAGCGTGAGCGCGGACAAGTCCGGCAAGGTGACGTTCAAGCTCCTCCAGACGAGCAGCTCAAACCGCTATCTGCTGAACCGGCTGCGGGAGCTCGAGATGGGGTCTCAGATCTTCCGGCCGCTGAACCTGGTGGTCAAGGATGTGCACCGCCAGGATGTCATCGTGGGAATCGCTGGCTACGTGACGAAGCCGCCGCAGCCAAAGCATGGCGAGAAGGGGGCAGAGCACGAGTGGGTGCTCAACTTCCAGCGGCTGGAGTACGACTTTGGTGACCTCATGGGCCTCGGGTCGCCGTCCATCACGGTCGAGAATCTGGGATAACTCCCATGGCCATCAAGGAGGACATGTACAAGACGGATGACCGGACCTACCTCATCCGTCAGATGCCACCCGTCAAGGCGATCCGGGTGGAGCTCATCATCGCGAAGGCCGTGGGTGAGCCGGTGTTCAAGGCGTTCACCGCTGGTGAGGCGGCGGGGTCTGCGCAGATCATCGCCGCGGCGATCGGGCTTCTCACAGCTCGTGTGTCTGAACCGGAGCTCCTCACCGCAATGGTGGCAGTGTTTGAGCACGTGGGCATCGACGGCAAGAAGGTGCGCATCTGCGAGAATGGGTCCTCGACTGGCATCGACGAGCAGTTCGCGGGCCGTAACAAGGAGCTTTGGCAGGTGTTCCTCGCAGCTCTGAGGGTCAACTTTGCCGATTTTTTTCAAGGCGACCTCTCACCTTCAGGCCTGATCGCGATGATGAGGGGGTCGAGCCAATCGTCAGTGCCAACATCGCCTGGTACCTCTGGCGACCCTGCACCAGTGAGCCCAAGCTCTGCTCCGACTACCACAAGCTAGAGGACGGTACCTACTCCATAGACGACCTAGCTAACATGCACGAGGTCCTCGACGAGATCGAGGAGTACCGCCGCCGGTTGAAAGCAAAGGAGAAGCCAGCACCATGAGCACGGAGTCCGGAGAATCCATCATCGGGAAGTTCTTCGTGGCCCTTGGCCTGAAGATCGACGATGCTGGCATCTCCAAGTTCCAGAGCCAGGTTCAGCACCTGACCCACTCGGTCGAAGCGCTGGGCGTGGCCTTTGGCATCGAGCTCGTGCAGCGTGTTGGTGAGTTCGTCGAACGGTCGGTGGGTGCTGCGGCGGCGGTCCAGGACTTCAGCGAGGTCACGGGGATGAGCGCCGAGCGAGTCGCCGCGCTGGGCCGGGTGGCGGTGGAGAACAGTTCGAGCATGGAGGCTATGCAGGGCGCGATCATGGGCATCAGCCGAGCGGTCGGCATGAGCGCCATGGGCATCGGCCGCCACGTGAAGCTCTTCCAGCAGCTCGGCATCGCCGTCAAGGACAGCACTGGCCACGTGAAGACGGCTGACCAGGTGATGAGTGAGCTGGCCGACAAGTTCAAGGGGATGGACGTCACCAAGAGGAACGCCATCGCCGGCCGCTTGGGCATCGACCCGCTCATTGCGAAGGCGATGGCTGACGCTGGGTCCGCCGGGTGGCGCGCGCAGGTCCAGGCGGCAATGGGCAAGGGCCTCCTCGACGCTAAGGACTACGAGCAGGCCGAGCGCACGGCGAAGACGTTCAAGCGCTTCCACATCTTGACTGGCCAGCTCACCACGCTGCTCGCCAACCAGCTGGGCCCATGGATTCAACGGATTGTGACCGTCACCGAGAAGTGGCTCACGGCCAACAAGGTGAAGATCATCAAGGCCATCCATGAGGGCGGCCAGAAGTTGTCGGAGGTTCTCGGTCACATCTGGGAGTGGGGCGAGAAGCTGTGGGGCGTGATGGTCAAGCTCGAGACGGCGCTCGGCCGGACGAACCTAGCCTGGACCGCGATGAAGGTCATGCTGGTCGCTTTCGCCGGCATCAAGTTCTACGAAACGATCGAGAGCATCGCGAAGGCGGTGAACAACCTCTGGCTCGCGATGACGAAGATCCCGGTGAAGGCGGCCGCCATCGGCTTGGTCATGCTAGCCGTTGGCCTCCTGGTAGAGGACTTCCTCGCCTGGCAGAACGGTGAGGAGTCGGTGCTCAAGGACCTGAGCGAACGGTGGCCCACCGCCATCAAGGCGATCACCGACTCGCTCCAGGTGATGCTCGACGTGTGGAACGACATCGTGGAGGCCGCGCGGGCGCTAGGTCTCATCAAGGCGAAGGCGGCACCGGACATGACCACGGCTGAGGGCCAGGCCGCGCGGCGTCAGCTCCTCGAGAACTTGACGGTGGCGCCCCGGGTGCTGACCGGCGGCCTACCCACCACGAACGCGCCAGCCGGGGCTGAGCAATCCGACCTCATGTCGCTCATGACGGCACGGGGCGCTCAGGGCGCGGGGTCCGCCGCCTCGACGCTGGACGCCGCTACCGGTGTCCAAGCAGGCTTACTTCAGCTACTGAGCGCCAAGGCGGGCGGCGACACGGTCTACGTGAGCGGCAACACCGTCGTCGTGCAGGCGGACACGCCCCAACGCGCCAAGGAGGCCGGCACGAGCGTCCGCGAGGCCCTCTCGAGCCAGAAGATCCGCAACTACCAACCGAGGGCGAGGTAGAGGATGCGCCAGGCTGCTCCAGGCTGGGCCAGAGCGGCCCTACTACGCGCTCCAGACCGTAGGTCTAGGGTCTCGACCAATAGAGCTCCTCTAATAGGAGCTCGGGAGGTTGACTCATGCCGTCAGTAACCGTCTTCCGCCGGTTCTTTGGGGGCCAGGACGCCGGTGCCTGGTCCCGCACCTTCGACGTCGTGGAGGTGGAGGAGGCTGTGCTCGAGACCGAGGTGACCGATAACCCGGTGGAGACGGGCGTGGTCATCGCCGACCACGCCTTCGACCGCCCAGTCAGGCTAACCATCACCGCGGCGGTGAGCGACCTGCCGCCACCTGGTAAGGACCAGGACGCATTCGCGGTGGTAGGCACGTCACGCAGCATGGCGGCCTACGCGTGGCTTAACCAGGCGCGACGAGCTCACGAGCCGTTCAGCGTGCAGACGGGTCTCGATCTGTACTCCAGCATGCTCATCACGTCGCTTCGCACCAAGCAGGACAAGGACACCAGCCGGGTGCTCAAGTTCACCGTGGAGCTCCGTGAGATCGTCTATGTCTCCACTCAGACGGTCATCTACCCTGCGACGCAGGCGAAGACGAAGCGCGCGGTGGCCCCTAAGAAGAACGATGGCGAGAAGGAGAGCGCGGAGCTAACTGACGCGGACAAGAAGAAGGCTAAGAAGTCGTTCCTCAAGATGGGGCTAGACATGCTGGGCGTGAGCACCACCCAGGGTCAGGTCATCGGGCCATGATCAAGCTTCCTCTCACTAGCGACCCGCAGAGGACGTTCACCACCATCGTGGGCGATACTCGTTACCAGGTCACCACCAAGTGGAACGACCGTGCACAGGTTTGGACCATGGACATCGACGACTCCGCTACCGGTGATCAGTTGGTAGCGGCGATGCCGCTGGTACTAGGAGCTGACCTGCTCAGAAGCTTCGCGCCGGCCCTCGGTACTATGATCGCGGTTGACGCCAACGCCGATGCTGGGTTGGGGGTGGATGCTGGTCCTACCGACCTGGGGTCGCGGGTGCAGGTCATGTGGTTCAGCCCTGGTGAGGTAGAGCATGCTTGATTCACGCCAGTGGATCCGAACCACACGCGTGGTGGTCGGTAAGCACTTGACTGGCAACCTGAACAGTGGCCTGTCCATCGACAAGCTCCGCATCAAGTACACGGTGGAAAAGTCGCTGCGTGGGCCACCTAACACGGCGAACATCCTGATCTACAACCTGGCGGAAGCTCACGTGGGCCTCATCAAGAACGAGTACGACGACGTAGTCATCGATAGTGGTCACGTTGGCAACAGCCGCATCGTGTTCCGCGGTAGCATCAAGTACCCGTTCCACTACCGCGACACCAACGACTGGATCACAGAGATCCAAGCCGCTGATGGCGACAAGGACTACAACGCGATTGTAAATACTACGTTGGTTGCGGGCAAATCAGCGGACGATGCCATTGACCAAATCCTAGCGGCGATGCCCGACACTCGCCGCGGTGCCATTCACGTCAACCCGTACCGCTATCTGCGTGGGCGCGTGCTTGCCGGTCCGGCGCGGAGCGTGCTTGATACCATCGCCCGTGAGAACGGAGCCGCTTGGTCGATCCAGGATGGGTCGTTGGACATCATCATGGCCGACGCCGCTCTTCCCTCAGAGGCGGTAGTTGTGAACGCGGACACCGGCATGATCGGAGCTCCTGAGGTCTCGGGTAAGGGCATCCGGGTGAGGATGCTACTCAACCCCCAGGTGAGGGTCAACGGGTTGATCATCCTTGACAACAATAACATCAAGATCCAGGCTCTTCAGCAGTACAGCGCCGGGCCTAAGGTGCGGGACAAGCAGCTAGCGCGGCTCGACCCTGACGGCCGGTACAAGGTCTACAAGCTCAAGCACGAGTGCGACACCCGGTCGGACGGGTCCACTGACGTCGAGTGCGTGGCCTTCGGCCAGCCAGTAGG